AAAAAGTTTTGTTACTTTCGCCTCAACATCCGTTGGACTAAATCCTTTAACCAATTTCTCCTCTTTTTGTTTTTTTAATTTTCCTGATTCAGCATCTACCATATCAATGGTTACTTTTGCCACAAAATATTTTTCATCCATAGTTTTTAGTTTTTATAATTATCTGTAAATTTATTTAATAAGTCAATAGGTCATCTCTTAAAATATTTCTCTAATCCTATTATTAGAGAAATTGACTTGTTGTTCACTAATCTCACTTCCAATAAAACTTCTATCTATTTTTTTACAAGCAACCCCAGTAGTCCCCGTTCCCATAAAAGGATCGTAAACCAAATCGTTTTCATCCGAATATACATTTAATAACTTTTCACATAATTCAGTTGAAAATGTTGCTTTATTTAAATCATTACTACCATCGTTATTTTTGGCGGAAATAAAATTATCAACTATCTCATAATATTTTTGACCCTTTTCAGAGACTTTTACAACTTTTTTAAAACAATCAAAAGTTTTAATTTCATTTTTTCTTACAAAAACAAAAACAAATTCTATAATTCTATTTAATCTATTGTAAGAAGCTGGATGGGGAATCGAATTTGATTTTTTCCATATAATTGTGTCTGCTATTGTAAAATTTGTTTCACTATTAATCTTTGAAACCAACAAATACGGTAATACAGGATTTTCTATTGAATATGAAAAATTATAAAGTATTACTTTATTTTTTTTTAAAACCCTATCTATATTTTTAAATATATTAACTGACCAATTTAAATATTCTTCATCGGTTTTCCAATCAGAATATGTGTCATATCTTTTTTGTTTATCCGCATATCCTCCTTTTCTTTTTGTCATATTATATGGGGGAGATGTTAATACAACATCAATAAATTCGTTTGGCATTTTTGACATTGTTAATAAACAATCTTCATTATAAAATTTGTTTATTTCCATTTTAATGATTCTTTAAATTTTTTACAATCATACCAATAACATCCTTCACACCCAATTTCCTTTTCATAGTTTTCATCCCCCACTAAAAAAGAAAAACTAAAACTTAGTTTTTTAGCGTCAAATCTTTTATTTGTTTCTTTACAAACTTTACACATTTGACGCTTAAATAAGTTCTCTCTTAACGTTAATGGTTGAAAATCATCAAGTATTTGAGTTTCAACATCAAGCACTGATGTTTTATCATATCTACCATTTTTATGGTCAGGGATTATATAGTCGTTTGAAGTTCCGGGTAAACCTGAATGACAAGATGATTGTGAACAAATTAATTTTCGTATTTTTTTTGAGATGGGTCTTGAATCGTTTTTTTTAAAACCAACTAATCTAACTTTCCAAATTTTATTTTCTTTTTTAGTCTCATATAGGTAATTAAAACTCCGTATCCAAGGACATCCATTGTTAAAGTCTAAAGATTTAAATTCGTCAATGAATTCATTTTTACTTACCCATCTAGAAATACCAAAATTATCAGGTCGAGATAATTTTAGGAATAATTCTTTTTTAGTCATTTAACTTAATTATTTATCCAAAAAATGGGATAATTTTTTCATTAAGTCAATTGTTTTGTCGTTTACTCCAAGATTTTTTGTATCTCTTAATTTTTGTTCTTCTTCAATATTCTCTTCAAATTTAAATCTATCATTCTTATCCAAGAATAAATAAGCACCAGGTGTTGATGGAGATGAAACCAAATCAAAACAGATTAATTCAAAATCATCTTGAACTTCATTTTGCTCTCCAACTTTTTTAAGTGAACCAACCCCTCTTGAAGAAATCCCAAGTGTTACTCCTTGTCTTAGGTAATTGGCTGCCATATCCCCTTTAGTTGATACAATTCCTCTTTCGTGAAATCCTGGTGATGTTAAAAGTTTTAATTTACCCATAAGAACAGGTCCATCCCACCATACTTCAGTAATTATGTGAGACACTCTATCCAAGTCAATTAAAGATGATTCAGGATGGTTTAACTCCGATAAAGAAGTTCCTTTCTCAATCATCTTTTTATAATTATCAGCCTCTCTTTTTAATATTTTCTCAGGATAAATTCTACCATTTCTATTTGGAGTATTGTATTTTTGTAAAACCGCATAAAACTCAAATGGTTTTGAATGGTCTAACATCTGTTTAGACTCCATAATATATTTATTATTTATATCATTAGGTGATATGTATCCAGCATCGGCTTCGATAAGGATTAATTTTTTACCTAATTCATTTTTTGTATTTATGTTCATAATTTAAACTTTTTTAAAGTTAATATACTATATAAATACTTGATAGTTTAACTTTGTTTGATTAATTCTTTTTTTGATTTGGAAAGACAATACTCAAAGTAGTCTGTTTTTGAAAATACAAAATTATTAATATCTTTGGACATTTTCTTAAAGCAGTTTTTAAAGTAAGATGATTTAAAATCTAATTCTGTTTTTTTAAGGTAAAAATTAATTTCTAAACTCATAAAAGATTTTTTTCCTTGTGTTATACCGCTAGATCTCAAATCTAAATCAACAATAAAGTTTTCTTCAAATATTTCCCTATCGAGTAAATCAAAAATTAAATGTTTTATTTGTCTTGACATATTTAAGACAATTCTTGACCAATTTTCACTTTCTTTTATCGGAGTTATCCAAGTTTGAATATTTAGATAAATGGATTTAAAATTAACAGAGTCTACGGTTCCGTACATAACTTTCATACTCTTAAACCCCTGAATTTTTGAGGTTTTCCCTTTTTTCATTCGTTTTCATTTTTTTTAGTTTATTTTAAAAAATAATAAGTATATTTAATACCATAGTCAAAAAAAAATCAAATAAACAAGATATATATAATAATATGATAATTGTAAAATTAAATAATAACATGCCATTAGAGAAGGCGTTAAAAATTTACAAGAGTAAAGTAATTAAGACAAGACAACAATCAGAACTAATTGACAGAAAAGAACACAAAAAAAAATCTGTCCACATTAGAGAACAGATTAAGAAAGCTCAGTACGTTCAGAAAAAATTTAAATCAAACGATTAAAGATTTTCTTTTAAAGATTTTAATCTAACGTAATTAATTTTACTATACTTTTCGGAATTAACCTTTTCTATAGTTTCATCAATTTTTGTTACTACCGATTCATCGTTTTCGGTAGACTTCAATTCATTTAATTTTTCTATTAGAGATTCTTTAATTAAATCGTATTTTAATGATAAAGAATCATCACTTTCTTGTATTAATGATTTAAATTCTTTTTGTTCCGATTCATTTAAAGACTCAACGTAATTTGCAAATGCTTTGTTTGCAATATTAATCATCGATCTTAAAGGAATATTTAAAACTTCTTTGGATTTTTCTTCAGTCTTTGTAAGACCCTCAACAATAATGTTTTTACTTTTAATGTTTGATTCTAAATTGAGAATGCTAATATTGAAAATATTATCAATATTTTCATATTCATTATTTGTTTTTACATTATTAACCCATTCATTAATTTTAATAAAATCACTTTCTTTTATTTTATTTAAAGTGTTTTCATAAATTTTAATAGATTCATTAATATAATCTTTAGCAACGTTTTCAGTCAGTCCTTTATTTGAACTTAAATCATCATATAAATAAAAAAGTTTACTTATATTTTTATTTTCTAATACTAAAGAATTAAATTTTTTAATTTCTTCTTTAAAAGTGTTTTTTGAATATGACTCTAATAACACTTTTTCTATTTTTGATTTTATAATTCCGAATCTCATTTTATTATTTTTTATTATAAATATCAGTCTCTAAGTATATTTTTTAATTGTTCTTCCATTTCACCTAAAGAATTTCTCGCTTTTGATAAATCAATAAAAGAATCGTCACCTATTAATGAATCACTCTCTAATAAAATATTTAAATTACTTTTAGATTTTGACTCCGGGGCTAATCCAGGTCCTCCCCCTCCTTCTTCTGGTGGAGGTGGTGGAGGAGCTCCTCCCCCCATTTCTTCCATCCCCCCTCCTCCAGGTGGAGGTGGAGGTGTTGCGGTAGAAGATGTTGCTCCTGTAACTTGTTTATATAATTTATCGACATTATCGAATATACCTGTGTGAGTTATTATTGTTGCGGAATTTAATAACTCAGCACCAACAGCTCTCTCAATTCTTTGTTGTTGTAAATCAAGTTTAATTTCTTCATCCGAAAATCCTAAAATATGTTTCTTAGCCCAAGAGAACGATACCGGTGCAATACCTGATTGATCCGCGGTTACCGCGTCCTTATACGCCAATATTTTTTCTTTCCAAATTTCAACCGATAATAAATCGGCTTGTTTTGATGGATTTGTAAGTCCTAACATAAAATTAGATAACTCATCTTCAAAACCTAGTAAAAATAAATGAATAATTGCGACTTTGTTTAATTCGGATATTATAGACTTTTGAATTCTATTTATTGTTCTAGCAAATCTAATGTCCATTAAAGATAAATTTTTACCATCACCAACAGGTTCTTCAAACCCTAAGAAGGCTTTAGGAACACGTAATGCGGTTAATAATTTCTTTTGAATATATTCAATATCGGCAATTTCTCCTAAATTTTGAGCTCCCGGTAATGTATCAATAGGGTTTGGACTGGCCGGGTCTCTAACAGGAATAAAATAATCTTGGTCGACCGCCATTTGATTGAACCTCATATCAACATTACCCGTATTTTTATCTACAACTTGGTCTCTTTTGAATTTATTCGCAACACGTTGTACATACGGCTCAACATCTTTGTCGTCCATATTACCAACAAATACTTTAAATACACGTCTTTCAGGTGCTCTTGATGTTCTGTAAATCAACATCGCATCTTCAGACAATAGTAATTGTTTCCATATTCTACGTGCTTTTTCCAACATAGAAGTACCATAAGGTAATTTTCTATCGTCACCTAATAACCTAAAGTGTGCGATTTCCCAAGTATTAAATTCTAGTTCTTTATTTTTCCAATTAAACCTAAGGGCTTTTTGTTCTCCGGTCTTATTATCAATTTGGGACT